TTAATATCGGTTACTTCTTTTTGTAATTCAGTAAGATCAACATGGTCAACTTCAGCATCACCAAATTGATTCTCCTGTACTGTAAATACTTCAGGTTTTTCTGTCATGTTACCTCTGTGGTGGTGTTTGTGTACGATAGTCTTGCTTAGGAACTGTAACACCCTTAACAGGTCCAGAACTCTTAGGCCAGTTATTAACTAACTGTATATAGATTTCTTCTCTTACTACTTGTCTAATTGCTTCTATCTTAGCATCCTCTCTCTTCTGAGGACCACCCTGCATCTTATCTATCTGATGATTGCCACCAACAAAAGCACCAGTTCCTACAACTGCTGCTGCTGTTACTCCTGATGTAACCTTTTGTATGTCCATTACTTCTTCTTACAGCACTTTGCCTTTGCAAGAAGAGCTAAAGCACCGCCAACGAGAATTGCAACAATAGCAATTTCTCCCCCACTTAATCCACCAGACTCTGGTTCTGGTACTGGTAATGCTTCTTGAATTTCTGTTACCTGTTTAGGTAAAGGAAGATCTTTAATAATTGTTTCCATTTAAAATTCCTCAGTTGGTATATGCCAGTCAGCGTATAAACGTCTGCCTGTTTTTCCATGCAAATCTATATATGTTTGATCGTTACTCGACCAGTGTCCCAAACGAACGCCTAATTTCACGTAACTCCTCAAAATTTTTCTGTTTAGTGCCGCCATCATATTCCCAAGCATAACCCTCCGTAATCATTTGTTCATTTAAGGAAACAGTATCCTCGCCAATATAGAGCCAACCAAGAAGCCTACCATACTTCCCCATGCCACCCTTAAGTTCAGTTCTAATAGTGAGTTCATCATCTCCTGCAATTGTGTCCTCCAGTTTTGCTTTCATCCAATAAGTAGCATCAAGTCCTAATGCTTTCTCTTCAAGGTCTCTTGTCCTCTTCTCTGGGGTATCCACTCCTGCAATTCTTACCCGTTCTTTCTTGAATAAATCGAATCCAAGATCTATGGTGACATCTATCGTATCCCCGTCCAGTACTCGGTCTATTGATACTACTCGGAAGTTGTAACAACTCTTCCGACTCGGTGGAACCATCTTCCCCATCTTCATTCTCCCAAAGGTCTATCGCACTATTTAGGGATTCTTCTGCTGGAGTTCTAGTCTGTTCTGCTTCCCAGTTCCTCATGTCCTGAACCATCTGATTCGGGGACATGGTTATGAGTAATGGGGTTAGGATTCCAATCATCGTATTTGAATATCCAGTATATTGTAACACATACTCCCACAAGAAGTATAGCTAACAAAATATTTATTGACCAAACAACCTCACTCATTACTTATGCTTATACCTATCAGGATTTCTTGGAGCATCTATTGACATGAATCCTATAGGTAAAAATATTACCCAACTGAACAGAGCAAGAGTATTCATATTCTGCCCTATCCATTGTGTGAGATTACTTAACATGGATTACTCCTTTCATACCTGCACCAGCATGTGGATCACACTGGAAGTTATAGTCTCCTGCTTCTGCAAAGGTAACATCAAAACTATCACCAAGTGCAAATGCTAAATCTCCATGAGACAACTCTGGATGATCTGCTACTACCATATTGTGGGGTGGTAGTGCTCCGTTGGTAAAGGTAACTGTATCTCCTGCATTGATAGTAATATCATTTGGTTCAAAAACTAAATTCCCATTTGAACCCATTGTTATATCAGCCGCATATGCTTGTGCTGCTAATGCAAACGACAGGAAAAGGGAGGTGAGCATGATAGTTAATCTACTCATCCACCACATAATTGTATCTTTCATAATTAGTGACCCATAGGGATTCCCGCAGCCATAAGGCGGGAGATGTTATCTACTTCTTTTGGATTATTAAGACAATAACCAATAAAAGAAGGATGCTCCCTTAGTGTAGGAACATCCTTTTTTGCTTGCTGCATTGCGTCATATGCATCTATCGCATACTCACAAATTTCTAATTGATTCTTATTTAAGTCGTGATAACCAACTGTATAATGCTTTTGTTGCGTTAGGGGCATGATTCTTCAATCCCATACTACCCATATTTATAGCACACTTAAGTAATTTTGCCTATTTTGGTGTGGACTCCAACACTCTGTTAGACTCTGACCACAATGTCTCCGTCATCATCTTCCTCATCATCTATCCAAGGATCTGATAATTCATCTTTAAGTTTTGATATTCTATTTTGCAATTCTTTATATTGTTCTATATCACATTCAGTTTTCTTTTCAAAATTAACTCCAAGCAACTGAGTACCTGGTTCTACATCTTGCATCTCAGGATGAATCCTTTTAGTTACTTCAGTAGTCCATTCTCCTTGCCTATAATTTCTCATAGGCATTTCATTAATGGATTTTAAATTTCTCCACATCAAAGCAAAAGCAGCACCGCCAAGTGCTGCTGTACTTAGTATAAAAAGTAAGGCTGTTACGTTATTCACTATAATAAAATTGCACCTATAATAAAACCTTTAGCAAAGGCAATACAAGTTACTTGATAGTCAGTCCATCCAAACTTGTCTTGACACTTTTTAATAAATGCCTTGTCCCATTCAACTACTTTGTTGAATCCTGCTTTAATCTTCTTCATAGTCCTCCATCACAGTTTGATAATACTTAACCCTACTCCTCAATTCCTGAACTTCTTTTTGAAGTTCAGCATTCTCTTGTTCTAAGATCTCTATGTGATCTGAATAGATAATTACGCTCATAAAATTATTTAATCAATTAATTATCTCTTAAGGTTTACATTTTAAATGTTTCGTCTGATTTAGTATCAGTCGTAATCTTAAGAGGTGCTTGCTCAACTCTAATAGTTTGAACAGGTCCACCACTCCCAGCTTTAGCTATGATTGCCTCAATATCTTTAGCAGTAACAGGAGGTGCTCCACCGTTACCATTTCCATTTCCGTTACCATTCATCTTCATAGTACCGTCACCCTTCTTAGATGCAGTCTGAATTCCAAAGCTAGCTAAAACTCCTGTAAAAACCGAAGCTATAAATGTCGGATCAATTTTCTGCTGTGGTACACCTGGAATAGCAACATAATTCAAAGTCAAGATCCCGCCCGACCAGGCAAGAACGGTAATGCGAACAAATGTACTAATGATAGCAGCTTGTTCTTCGGCATCTGGTAGTATAGCAGACTTTACTTTACCGAAGAGACCTTTCTTCTTTGGTTCTTCATGATGTTCTTCTTCTACAATCTCTTCCTTTACTGCGTCAGGCATACAGATAATGCAACTACCTTATTTAGAAGTTAGAAAATTCAGAAGGAGCACTTTGTGGAACAGGAGCAGATGCTTGTGGTTGTGTATCTACAGGTAATCCTACATCTCCTGTAAGAGCACCACCACCAATAGAACCAGCACTACCTAAAGCACCTCCAGCAAACCCTCCCATAATTTTCGATTTAACTCCATCAATGATGGAATCCCTGTTGACATATACATATACGCCACTAACAGCAATGGCACTAGATAAAGCGAAAGACGCAACAGCGAATACATTTATAATTTTCTGCATGATTTAAGTACAAGTAACTTATTTAGTTTCCAAAGAATTATAGTATGCTTTGTAATAACTGACAACCCCTGCAGATATCTTATGACCTTTTTCTATCCATTCATCTGCACAATTATAGATTGATCTATTAGAATATTTTCCTTTTCCAAATTCTCTAAACAGGATCATTAAGACTTGCTGCCTTAACTTCATTTGTTCTTCATCCATTTTTATCAAAGGTGAGTGTGGTTATTATTATACACAGAGTACCACCAATTACAAGTGTCAAGAATAAACTAAAGGTACAATGATGTAGAAGGTTTATCATATCAATCCCAAGGATCCTGCAGTAATTCCAACAGTCACAAAAAATCCAAACTCTACAAGATCTCTAGATCCTGGTGGTAATGATGTTAATAGTACTGCTAATGGTATCATTGAAATACGAAAGATAAACCATTTGTATATGCAGTTACTGCTACTGCTGTTAAGAAAATAATTTGATACATGCTTGTAAAGTTAGGATAAGTACTCCGACCATTGCTAAACGGCCATTCCATTTCTCAGCAAATCTCCAATAGTGATGTGAAAAATCAATCATGCTCCAGAAGGTGCGTATGCTGGAACCATTTCCTGTTGACGGATTCTGATTCCTTTACCATCGTTATCATCATCGTCATCATCAAAACCACGTAGAAGTAATTCCACCATTACAAGTGCTGCCATTGGATAAAAAATCCAAAGAATTGCTTTCCAAATTGGGAATGTATCTACTGCGGTTTGAAGTTCACCCATTTATCGTGATATGCTGATAAGTTACGAGTAATTATTTAGTTATGTAAAGTATTTGAAGTGGGTATATGCACCTACGACTGCCCAAAAGGCAACCATTGCAAACCTACCATTGGCTCTCTGCCAAATTGCTACGTTACTCATTAGAATACTCCTGGAATGATTTGTCCTGTTGTTGCATAAGCACCAAGTGCTGCAACTATTCCGATCATGGCCATCCAGCCATTAAATTTTTCTGCTTCTGGTGTCATTGTTCTTAGATTTGTAATAGGGATAGAGCTTAAAGAGACCTTTGTATCTTAAAAGATACCAGGCATAACTTGTCCGAAAAGGATGTAGTTATGGATTGCTGCAAAGAAACCGATCATCGCAAGACGACCATTGAGTTGCTCTGCATTCTTCCAGTATCCTTGATAGTTCTCAACGTACTGCATAGGTGGTTCAGAAGCAAACATGTTCTGCTTACCATACTCAGTTGTTGTATACTTCTTCATACTGGGAGTTGAAGTTGTCATTCGTTTGTTAAGAAACGTAACATAATTATATAGCAAAGATTAAATCTTGTAAAGTATCTTAACATTAGGGGTATCCGAACAATGAAAAGGGGTCGTTATGACCCCTATAAAGTTAACTTATATTACTCACCTATTCGTTGTACGGCATCCCGTGCTTTCTGTAACATATCACCTCTCAAAGGAACATAACCTAAAACAGATGCCCTCTCTTGATACTCTGTAGAAAGTAACTTTGATAGGGATGTCTTTATGGCCTCAGTCTTACTACCATTACCAGTTTCATAAGCAAGTATCCATGTAAGCGTAGCAATGGGGTAAGCACCTTCTGCTGTGGGGTTAGGGTCTGTCCCTGCGAGGTTTTCATCGAGTGTAATACCAGTGAGTGCCAGAGAACCTGACTCAACTGATGGTGTAATGAACTCGCCATTCTTATTCTCAAGGGCAGCAGCAGTAACTTCACCCTTAATGTAGGACTGATTAACATAACCAATAGTACCAATAGTGTTTCTAATATTACCAGCAACACCTGCGTTGCCTTTGTTACCTATACCCACAGGCCATGCAACTGACTTACCTGTTCCCAACTTCCACTTCTTACTGAATGCTTTCATACTATTAGTAAATGCAGCAGTAGTTCCTGAACCATCAGAACGATATACCCAAGTCATTGCTTGGTCTTCACATCCTACCTGTGACCAGTTGTTTATCTCACCAATAGCAACCTGAACTGCTTGCTCTTGTGTAAGTTTTAGATCACAACCAGGCATATTATAACCAAAGGCAATAGTGCCTCCTGTCATAGGTATCTGGACTAATCCTCTTTTTGATTTGTTTATATCACTCTGCGTCATAGGATCATCGGAAGCACCGAAGTCCACTGTTTCATCGAGGAATGATTTTCGACCTGAACCACTACCAACTGCTTGGTAGTTTACTCTGTGTCCTCCTTCTTTTGCAAAGTCTGCAAACCATCTTTGGTATATCTTAGATGGGAAAGACGCACCTGCTCCTGAGAGTCTTGTTCGTGCTTCTGCACAACCAGGTAGCGTTAGGGCAGCAAGTGCTGCTACTGCGATAAGCCTTTTCATTTGGATCCGCTTAGGGCAATTTATATAGGTGGTAGGTTCCTATCGCCGCTACTCCTGAACCTACCGAAGGGGAGTACCGCAGTCGTAGGTAGCGAATTCACTAACGACTCTAATATTATAGCATAAAAAAAGACCCCATGCAATGCAAGGGGTCTGATCCATCTCGAACTCGTTATTATTTAGAGTTCTTCTGTTGCGGTGTCAGCAACGGATTCAGTTCAGAATGTGAACTTAGCACCGATTTTACCACCGAAGTTAACGATGTCGTCGCCAGTTGAATCTTCATCAGAGATTCCAGAAACTTCACCATAAACAGATAGGTCTTCGTTGATACCTACAGAAGCACCAAGCTTACCAGAGAACTGAGTCTCAGTGTCATCAGCAGCTTCGCTATGAACGAATGCTGGACCACCTTGGATATAATATGCGATCTTACCTTCAGAAG